ATGTACTAATTGATAATGTAGATCCAGTATTTCCATTAATTACCAGACTTCCTCCGGATAATGGATTGCTTGTAAATTCAACCAAATCAAATCCATACTGTGGATTAGTTTGTGCCATACCAACTGATGTACTTCCTGTACTAAATCCAGCAAGAGTTCTATCTTGCCAATATTTTAAGACTCCGGTTGTTTGGTCGTAACTAATTACTCTACCAGAAGCAGTTATGCCAGTGCCTACCGTTTGAGTGATCATAGAATCTGGAGAAAATGATGCTGAACTATATCCAACACCAGTTAATCTTATTGCATATGCAGCACTTGCTTTGTCTGTATTCAGTAATTGTGTTGATCCAAATTGTTTTGGATTTTCTACAACACCAACTCTTGCAATTTGATTTCCCGTTATAAAATCTGGGTTTTGGGAATCATTTTCAATTCTGGAATATAGAAGAACATTGTATGCTCCCAACTCTCTATAAATATCTGCTCCATGCCCTCCTTTTGGAGAAATAATCACATCAAAAGATGGTCTGACTGATCCTGTAGGAACATTTCCAACAACCAAATCAACATTACCGTAGGTATAACCGGAACCTTGATTTGAAACTACTACTGATTCAACTTGTTGATCATTATTGATAACAATAGTGCATTCTGCGCCAGTACCATCTCCCCTAATTGGAACTCTTGTATAAGTTCTGTTCGCGGTGCCAACGCCAACTCCACGATTTTTGATGGTGACTATTTTTATGGATCCATCAACTGCGTTATTTCTTACGGAAGAATTATCCGCACTCGTTTCCCAATTTAATGGGACAGGCATAAAGTTTGTTGATTCAAATTTTACAATATCACTTGGTTTAATTGTATATAAGTATTTCCAAATATATCCATCTCCACTTGCTCCAGCTGCTCTTGGTTCCAAATCAACGAACGTTGGTTCATCTAATGATGGTCTACCGCTTGGATAAGTAGGATCGGTTCCATTTTGGAGACAAATATAAACTCTATAGTCACTATTTAAGACATAATAAGATGAAGAATATAAACTTGTTGCACCAGAAACTGGAGCGACATTTGATCTACTATAATCATGTCTATAGTAATCATAAGTAGTTCCAGAAGACCACACTCTCTTCTGCACTACTTGACGCACATCTGAAGAATTAATCTTCTTCAATGCAATCATTGTATCCCAATAGTTATTTTCTTCATCAAAACTATCTCGTGGAGATGGTGGAGTAGTGTCCCAATCACTTTGAATATTTGTTGGATTTGGAAGTCCAACAAAAGTATAATAAGAATTGGTAGAGGTAGTTACTCCAGCAACAAAGTTTTTAGCATTTAATATTCTAATTTGGTCAGTTATAATTGCAGCCATTTGTGGAGTTTTTTATCTATTTATTAAAGGTAATTAAAGTATTTTAATGGAGTAGTTCTAGTTACAAGTGTTCCCGTGGAAATTCCAGAATAACCAGAATTTGTATATGCATTATATGATTCAGATTTTGTTCTGGATTTGAGTTTAATTCTTCCCCAACTAAAGTTTCCATAATAATTGCTATATCCAATTCCACTTAATCCGTTGTAACCAGAAACACTCACTATGACTTTAGCAACATAAGTAATACCTAAACCTACAACCGAGGTTTGTGCAATTGATACTGAAGAAACTTGGTAAACTCCATCAAGAAAACTTTTTCCCGACCCAACTATTTTACGTAGAGAATCAAGAGATGTTACGCCATTTCCAACGTTTGAGTTTGAAACAACAAAATAGTAATTAGTTTGTATTCCACTTATTGTTGTAATTCCGGAAATCATCCCTTCACGAAGAGGTGAATTTTGAGGTATGAAGAAATCAAATACAATTCCAGTGGAAGCGACTCCAACAGAAACTGTAGAGATTCCACTAATTATTCCAAAGTCTCCTTCATATGAAGCGACCTTGTTACTCTCAATATCAATTGTTGGGGGTTCAATTAATACAACCGGAGGATTCATTGAAGAATATCCAGTAACAACTCCAGTAATAGAAATTGAAGTGACAATTCCAGAAGTTATAAATGAAATTGCAGTAGAAGTTGTTGATCCTATGCCAATTGGATTTTGAATTGTAACTATAGGGGCAGAATCATATCCAGAACCACCATCTAAAATATTAATAGAAGAAATAGTTCCCGCCACTGATACAATAGCAGTGGCACTTGCAGAAACTTTAGTATCCTGAGATATTAAAGTAATATTGTTTTGGAATTCTAAGGAAATGTTATTTTCATTTAATGGGTTAAAGAATGGTCTTAGATTTTCAACATATACAATAGTTGATCCAACACCAACTGGTTGAATTATGTGTGTAGTTGGATAGATGAGTGGCTCATAGAACTCTCTATTCTTACTTACCTCTTTTTCATTGATAATTAAGTCTTCAGTTTGGCGACACCAATTTATTGGTCTTGTTAGTGTTGTGACTGAAGTATTTCCTGGACCAAAATATGGGTTTGTTTCAACAGTCTCAATTGATAGTATGTCTACTACCTTTCTTTCATCTTCTAATAAACTTGGTGACTGTCCAACAAAAGAGTCATATGTTAATTGCAAATCATCACCAATCTTAACTGTATCTACTACATCACGGAATATAACATCAACATTATCACCACTTCCCTTATAGAATAAAATCTTGCAGGTATCATCTGGTTTTGGTGCCTCAGTAAATTGAATTTTACTGCCGCCATTAAAGACATAACCTTTGCCTGGGATTTGTAGAATATCATTAATAAAAACTAAAAGTACATCTTGGATGTTTATTGGAGAACCTTTCTTTGCATAAACAGAGATTATTGAACTATTGTATTTTAGTGGGAAGATAATTCTGCTACTATCAAACAATTGTTGAATGTCATCAAATACTTCCAATTCACCGAGAGACCATCCAGAGAACTTATCTCTATCAACACTATCTACTGTAATCTGGAATTCTTTTACAACTGAGTTTGGCGTTGTTGGTATTCCAGTTGCTCCTCCAACAGGAACAGTTAATATATCACCTGGTTCATATCTATATCCAGTATTCTGAATTTCAAATTCAATTATACTAGATCCTTGTCCAACTACAACGTCTATAGTTGCTCTAGTGCCAATGCCAGAAGAAGATGAACTATAAATTAATGGAATATTTGAATATGAAAGTGGTGGATCAATAATCACATGTGGTGGATTGGATGAAGTATATCCAACTCCAGGATTTGTTATCGCAATGCTAACAATACTTCCGTTGCTAACTGCTGCAGTTCCAATAAACTGAATATTTGCAATCCCCGTTGAAGATGTTGCAACACCGACTCTAACAACAACAGTAGAAATTCCTGTTAGAGTTTGAATTGAAGACCTATATCCAGATCCGCTATTGCCAATACTAATAGACGAAATGGTTCCTGCAACAGATACCACCGCAGTTCCACCTGCAGATATTAGAGGTTGATATCCAAAACCTTCAGTTGAACCAATCGAAACAATTATTCCTCCTGAGGGAAGGTTTGAAGTATTAATATCGGAAACTTGGGATGTTGCTGATCCAACAAATGAAATTGAAGTAACTCCAACAGATTCAGATAAGGAATAATTTTTTGTTAATCCTGGTTGCTGGAAGATTTCATTTATGAGTACAATAGCATTGTCTTCAAAAATGTCAGTAATATCAGAACCATTTGATGTTAATGCAAATGTTCTTTGTGATCCATTGAATCTTGAAGAAATATCATCAAAAATATAATTCTTATTATATGATTCATTAGAGGAATCTGTGATACCAGATCTCATGAACACCCTTCCGTGGAAATATGAAGATGATGTAATACCTAGCCAATCTCTTTCATCGGGTGGATTAGTAGATGTTCCAAAAGGAATATTCCCATAAGGAGCCTCTGCAAAACTAATCTTATTTTGAACTATATTGTAATTGCCATTCACTTTAGTCACAAAAGTTCCAATGGAATGACTTGCAAGTTCTG